TATTTTTGATATTATCGACCGTATGGAATTTAAATGGTTGATTGGTTCCACAGAGAATAAACAAGAGGAACCAAAGAAGAAAAGAAAATACACAAAGAGGAGTAAGAAAAAGTCATGAGCATGTTTGGGTTTAACATCAACAAATTTATGTCCGAAATTGGAAAATCGGGTGTAGCATATCCACATCGTTATGAAATACTTTTTGGATCCACCCGAGAAGGGACACAGTTGTTTGATCGTGGAACCAGCGAAAAATTAAATGCTAGACTTGAATCTGTCTCTCTTCCCGGCAGTGCGATTGGGAGTGCCGCTGTAAAACTACAGGGTATTGATCGTGAGATGCCATATGGCAGAGTCTATGAGGGAGATCTTACTATGGTTTTCCTAGAAGATCGTACCTTCAATGTTAGAAAAACATTTGAGGCATGGCAAAGGTTAGTTATCGACGAGGAAACTTTCCATTGTGGTTATTATGACGAATATGTATGTGATCACCTCGATATCACGATGTCTGATCTCAAAGAAAAAGAAGTTTACAAGGTTCGTGTTTTTGATTTATTTCCCAAGTCAGTTAACGCAGTAAACCTATCGGCAGTAGGGGACACACTTGTAAAAACAGAAGTTGTTATTTCTTTTAGACGTTGGGTCAGTGAACCAGACGTTCGCTCAAACAATGATGAAACGAGAGAAGAGACAATAACAGACACTGGACCAAACAACCCACCAAGACCACCGAGAACCACTGGGTTTTTCGGTTAAATTATTTTGAAAGAAGGATAAAATATTATGGCATTACCAAAGTTAGACACACCAACATACAAACTAAAGATCCCATCAACAGGAAAGAACGTAACCTACAGACCTTTCTTGGTCAAAGAAGAAAAACTTCTCATGATGGCAAAGGAGGGTGGCGATACATCCCAAATGGTGGACACGCTGAAGAACCTAGTTTCGTCGTGTGTTGAAGATGATATTGATGTCAATGCCTTGACGACATATGATATTGAATATATTTTTCTCATGCTCCGAGCAAAGTCTGTTGGAGAAGAGGTTGAGGTATTGGTTACTTGTGAGCATTGTGGTGCAAATAAACCAATGACTCTGATGATTGGTGAAGACATCAAACTACACATGGGAGAGGAAGTTGAATCAAAAGTAGCACTCACTTCTGATGTTGGGGTTATTTTAAAACACCCAACAGTTGATGCAATATCTAAAATCAACACCGAAGATTCTATGGAAGTATTGATTAGTTGTATCGAATCAATTTATGATTCTACAACTGTACACAACCTAAAGGATTATCCCAAAGAGGAAATCCTTGAATTCGTTGGTGCTTTGAATGTAAAAGAATTACAAAAACTTCAAAACTATTTTGACAACATGCCAAAGATAAAATGCGATTTAACGTATGTGTGCGAAGAATGTGGAAAAGAAAGTCGTCTGGTGATTGAGGGACTCTCGAATTTTTTCTGATTTGCCTCTCTCATGACACACTGGAGTCTCTGTACCGTGTGAATTTCCTGATGATGCAAGATCATAAATATAGTTTGACGGAACTAGAGAATTTAATTCCGTGGGAAAGACATGTATTCATTGGATTATTACAAGAGCATCTTGAGAAACAAAAAGAGGCATATAAGGAACAGTAATGGCATTACCCCCAGAAAAACCAAATGAGAATTTAGCAAGTCTATTGGGTGATAGATCCGACGACGAAAAGAATACCGAAGCAATCGTCGGTGCTGTTTTTGACTCTAGTGAAAAGGTATCAGATGCTATTTTTCAGGGTGCTGACACACAAGGCAAAGAGGCAAGACAAGAAGCGAAGAGAGATCAAAAGAATCTTTTCAAACAACTAGGTTCTTCGATTCTTGGTGGGTTGGATGATATAGGTTCTAAGATCGCAAAACCCGCTAAAAAGGGTGGAATTCTAGAAAGCATACTCGGCGGTATCGGTCTGAGTCTCCCTGCTCTTGGTTTGTTGGGTGGTGGTCTGGCAGGACTATCCCTCCAGATCGGTGAGTTCTTCCCGTTCATTAAACCATTCACATCTGCACTTAAGATTCTTGGAACCGCTATTTTCGGTCCAATTGTTGCTGTTATTGATTTTGCTGTTGGTTTTATTAAAGGATTTGTAAACTCAGAAGAGAGTAACTTTGGTGCAAGACTGGTAGATGGGATGATTGGTGGTGTTGCTCAGATTGTGGACACATTGACACTTGGTTTAATTGGATTTGACGCGATCAAAGAATTCTTAGATCCAATCTTCCAACCATTTAAGGACGCATTCTACAATATCTCCGAAATCATCAATGATCCAGAAAGAGGTATCTTTAGTAAGATCATGGGAGTCATCGGTGAAATTTACCTTGCCATTGGTGAATTCCAGTTAAATATTATTACAAAAATCGGTGAGGTCATCTTTAATGTTGGTCAGTATATCCTGTTTGAACTTGGACCACTGTTATTTCAGAAAATACAAGAAGGATTCCTTTTCTTGTATGATTTCTTTACAATCGAACTTCCTGCATATCTCCCCGTGATATACGACACAGTGAAGAATGCGATTCTTGAAACAGGGAATACACTTTATAACTTCTTCTTTGAGACACTTCCGCAATTCATCAAAGAGGCATTCATATCAATTGGAAAAACAGTTTTTGGGGTGGGGCAATATCTCTTGGAGGTATTTGAATATCCCCTTACAATTCTTGGTGAGTGGTTCAGTGGAGCGAAAATACAAATTCAGTTGCTCATAGCAAAGGTACAGAAGTATCTTGCCGAGTTGTTCAATGTAGTCGGTAAGGATGAAAACGATCCTGCCGTTATCGCGGCAACCCAAAAAATTAAAAGACTTGAGCAAGAGCAAAGGCAGTTAGATGCAATAGTCGCCGAGCGAAAATTAACAGAAGCAAAAGAAGAGGAAAGACAAGAAAGACAAAGAAACCTTGAGAGGTTTAAGAGATTATCGGGTCGTGGGCAAGATAAAGCACTTGGTGCGTTTGTTCGTGGTATGAACAGAGAAGAACAAATCGCATTTGTCCGAGATCGAGCAGCACAAACGGGACAATCTATAGAACTAGTGCAAAAAGAACTCATGTTTGCCGAGCAAGACCGATACACCAGTGGTATGGAACGTCAACAACAAATAAATCAAATCAATACGACAAATGCTCCGACTACAAACTCAATGGAGATGCATCCGGAACCAGCGTCAGACATTGATGGTCGAGCATTAACAGGTTCACCACAACCAGCAGTATAATTAAAAAACCCCCGGATTTCTCCGGGGGTTTCTTTTGCTCCCTAACAAGAAGCAGTGTCTCTATCAATCCTCACTTGCGAGTTTCTCGAAGTAAGACATTGCGTCGTCTTCTTCGGACGGTGCAGAACTCTCAGAGTTCGTTGCCGGGGTAGAGGAGGGTTCATCACTTCCCCACTCATTAGTAGACTCAAGCGAAGTGTTTTCAGCAGTTTCCTTGGGTGCGGAACTACCGAGGACCAATTCGAGACGGGACTTGAGTTCGTCATATGACTTATAGTTACTGGGGTCAACGAACTCATTCAACTTGTATTCATCATCCCACAACTTCTTCAGGCGATCATCATCACCGTCGAAAAGTTCGGACATCGAATCGAATCCGGACTTATCATAGTTGAGGAAACCAGCAACCTTGCGAATACGAAGTCTAAAGTTTGCACCCTTCCAGAAGTCGAAGGGGACAATTGCCTCTTCGTCTGAGAATTCAGGTTTCATCGCGTCCTGAATCTTCTGGTAGATCTTGGTGCCGTAACGGTAAAGGAAAACCTTACCGTTGTTTTCGGGGTTGGCAGGATCATCGATAACAAGGATGTTAGAGACATAACTCTTCTTTCGCTTGTATCGTTGGGAAACGAGATCCTTCTTTGCCTGATCCCCGCTGTTCCAGAGACGAGTGTTCATCTCCGAGACAGGATCTTTCTCCCCGAGAGTGGTACGGGAGTTTTCGATATACCAACCTCCCGGTCCCTGAAATCCGTGGGAATAGTAAAGTACAAATGGGGTGTCTTCACCCGGTGCTTCTGGGAGGAAGCGAATGGTCGCAGTACCAGTTCCCGCATCATCAACTTGCGGTCGCCAGAAACGATCATCCTTGTACGAATTCTTCTTGGTATCATCCATTGCAGACAACTTTTGAATAAGTGCGTCTGAGTTCTTACTGTTCTTTTTCATTGATTCAAATGACATGTGTTTTGTTCTCCTATGTCTGTTTTCAACTGTTTTCGTCAGTTGTATGTGTTAAGTATACCACAGATCCGTGGTATGTCAAGGGGTTGCCCAAAGTTTTGGGGTTCTTGGCAAAAGATTTATTTCCTCGCCCTCGACCCTAATCTTTTCTTTTATTGGGGTGCTAAGATATTTTGCTCCCAGAGAGGGTTCGATCTCCAATTCATTACAAATTTCAACGACTGCTTCGATATATCCACATTCGTTATCTTTTACATGCTTCTCTACAGATTTAGAAAAGTCTTTTTCAAGTTTATCAAACATTATTTCTCCGTGTTCAACTTTAAAAACTCACTACATAGTATGTAGCATACACTATTAAATGGAGATTGTCAATGGCAA